GGAAGCGCCTCGGTATCCGTTCCGAGGTTGGCCGCGGTGCTGACGACGACAACACGAAGGCGGGCTTGACTTATAACATAAGCAGCCAGCCGCCGGGTGCCTACAAGGCCAAGAACGCCTATGAAGAAAAAATCGGGCAAAAAATAAGCTGGGAGGAGTTCGCCGAACTTTTCCCGGATGCTATGGCGTACAGCGCCACGTCCATTTTTGACCCGGTTTTGTGTGAGCTGGCATACCGCTGGTTTTGCCCGCAGGGCGGCACGATCATTGACCCCTTCGCAGGCGGCAGCGTTCGCGGCGTGGTGGCGGCCCTTACCGGCCGTAAATACACCGGCTGCGATTTAAGCGGCCGCCAGATCGAGGCCAACGTGAGCAACTGGGAAGAGATCTCCCACGTTAGCGTCCTGGACGATGCGCCCGAGGTGACACCGCCCACATGGATAAACGGCGACAGCTCCCACATCGACGAGCTGGCACCGGGAGAATATGACCTGTTTTTCACCTGCCCGCCCTATGCAGATCTTGAAGTGTACAGCGACAAGCCCGAGGACCTTTCAAACAAGGAATACCCCGAGTTCTTGCAGCTTTACCGCAACGTGATCCGCCGGGCAACCGCTATGCTAAAACCTGACAGCTTTGCCGTTATTGTGGTGAGCGACCTTCGGGACAAGAAGGGCTTTTACCGCAATTTCGTTTCTGACACCATCGACGCCTTCCAGGACGTCGGCCTGAAATTTTACAACGAAGCGATTCTTGTAAATACGGCCGGAGGCCTGGCAATTCGCGTGGGAAAGCAGTTTGAGCACAGCCGGAAAATGGGCAAAGACCACCAGAACGTCCTTGTGTTCTGCAACGGAGATCCTGCCCAAAGCGCAGCCTTCCGCACGGAAGACCCGCAGGGATACGCAGAGGACATAAACAGCTATCTGAAAGCCGGAGCGGGTAAACTTGGCGTGAACCACGAAAAAGTCCTGGTTTTTGCCAAGGGCGACCCGGAGAAGGCCGCGGAGACCATCGGAACGCCGGAAACCGCAGAGGAGGCCGACCGGTACGACAACACGGCCCTATTAAAAGAAATTCTCGGAGAAGACACCGGGGACGAATAACAGCGTAGGAGGCTCGGGAGCAATCCCGGGCCTTACTTTTTGCCAGGAAGGAGGAAAGACCATGGCACACACAGGGCAGCGCGACCCGTGGGAACGCCTGCCAGGAGAGACGGCGCGGCAGTATGAGTGCTTCTGCGCTTACCGCGATATGCGATACTTGGAGAAGCCAAAGAAGCCGGGCGGCATTGTTCGGCCGGACTTTACCGTCCGCCGCAGCATTCGCGGTCTTGCCGAGCAGATGGGCGTTACCCGCAAGAGCCTGGAACCCATGAGCGCAAAGTTTGACTGGGTTGCCAGGGCAGAGGAGTACGACAGCTATATTCTGGATTGCGTAGCGGCCCAGAACACGGCCAAGATCGTGAAGATGCACGAGAAGCACGCGGCCATTGCGGAACAGATGCTGCGCAAGGCCACTAGCCGCCTGCTGACCATCCCGGACACCGATATAGACGCAAACGCCGTTGTTCGCATGGTGGATATAGGCGTAAAGGTGGAGCGGCTGAGTCGAGGAGAGCCCACGGAAAACCGCACCGTGACCCATGGCGGCGCGCTGGAAGTAGAAAACACGCAGCGCGCGGACCTTTCCGCCCTTTCCGACGAGGAGCTAAACCAGCTTGCCGGACTACTGGAAAAATCTAGCCCAGGTTGACCCTGCGGCGCTTCTCCGACAGGTCCGCCGGGAGCAGGCGGAACGGAACCTCCCCGAGTTCATCCGCCAGGCCTGGTCTGTCATTGAGCCCGGCACGACGTTTATCGACAACTGGCACATAGATTGCATCGGCGAGTACCTGGAAGCGGTAAACCGCGGCCAGATCACCCGCCTGATCGTAAATATGCCACCTCGCCACATGAAATCCCTGGAAATAACCGTGTGCTATCCGGCCTGGACGTGGGTAAAGCACCCGGAACGGCGATTCATAAAAGTTTCGTATTCCGACAACCTGAGCCGCAAACACAACGTTTTGACCCGTGACATTATACAATCCCCATGGTATGCAGCCAACTGGGGAGACCGATTCAGCCTAAAAGACGACGTGAACCGGCAAAACGAGTTTAAGAACAACCACCAAGGCCTTATGTTTTCGACCTCTGTCGGCGGCGCGCTGACCGGCGAAGGCGGCGACTGCATAATTTTGGACGACCCGCAGAACCCCTTACAGGCCAACAGCGAAACCGAGAGAGAAGCAACCATAGCTTTCTTCAAGAACACCTTGCAATCCCGTCTGAACGACCCGAAGACGGGCGTTTTTATTATTGTGATGCAGCGCCTTCACGAAAAGGACCTGACAGGCCATATTTTGGCTGAGGACCTGGGCTATACACACCTTTGCCTCCCGGCGGAGGCACCGCAGCGCACAATAATCACCTTCCCGGTGAGCGGCCGCGAGGTGATCCGCGAGGAAGGCGACATCCTGAACCCGCAGCGTTTCGACAAAGAGACCTTGGCGAGCCTAAAAAAGTCCATGGGCTCCTTGCAGTATGCGGGCCAGTATGAGCAGACCCCCGCCCCGGCGGACGGCCTGATCTTTAAGCGCGAATGGCTGCAAAACTTCTTCGACCCCAAAGCAGCGCCCCACCAAAGTATGCTTATCCAGTCCTGGGATATGGCTTTCACCAAGAGCGAAGGCAGCGCCAAGGTGGCGGGCTACATTGTGGGCCGGAGCGGTGCAGACATTTACATTTGGGACCTGATAAACGAAAAAATGACCTTTACCGAGAGCGTGGCGGCCGTGCGCACCCTGACGGGCAAATGGCCGAAAGCCAGGGCGAAGGTTATAGAGAACAAGGCCAACGGCCCCGCAATCGTTGACCTGTTGAAAAAGCAGATTCCCGGCATGGTAGAGTTTAACCCAAAGGGCAGCAAGCAAGAACGCGCTCTTTCCGTTACGCCCTACTTTGAAGCCGGGAATATTCATTTTCCGAAGCCGGAAACGGCGCCCTGGGTGCATGACACCATCCAGGATCTTTTGATGTTTCCAAAGGGCGAATACAAGGACGATATAGACGCACTTGTGCAGGCTATCTTGTACTTGATGGACAAGCCCGCAAAGAGCCCGCCAAAGGCAGAAGCGATGCTTTCCAAGAGCAGCTATTGGCGGAGATAACCAGAAGGAGGAAAACGCGTGACAACCCGAAAAGGAGAAGTCGGCCGCATAGGCCAGAAACGCTATGGCGGCGTCTTCTATGAAGAATTTTTGCCGGAGCTGCGCGGCCGCCGGGGCATGGCGGCTTATAGCGAAATGGCAGCAAATGACGACCTTGTGGGCGCCATTCTGTACGCAATAAAAATGCTGATCCGGCAAGTAGACTGGAACGTGGCGCCCGGCGGCGCTTCCGAGAAGGACCAGGAGGCCGCAGACTTCGTTCTGGAATGTATGGCCGATATGCAAGACACCTGGACGGACACGATCAGCGAAATCTTGTCCTTTCTGACTTTCGGCTGGTCCGCCCACGAGATCGTTTACAAGCGCCGGGGCAGCAGCCGGGACCCGCGCCTGAACAGCAAGTACAACGACAGCCTGGTGGGCTGGATGAAACTTCCCATCCGCTCCCAAGAAAGCCTCTACCAATGGGAGTACGACGAGAACGACAACCTTGTCGCGCTGACCCAGATGCCCCCACCGGATTTTGAGCTTATCACGATTCCAGCGGAAAAGTTGCTTTTCTTCCGCACGGAGAGCAGCAAGGGCAACCCGGAGGGCCGCAGCATTCTGCGCAACGCTTACCGCTCCTGGTATTTCAAGCGCAGAATCCAAGAAATTGAAGGCATCGGCATCGAACGCGACCTCGCGGGCTTTCCAGTGCTGACTGCGCCGGAAGGGCTGGACATTTGGGACCAGCACGACCCGGATATGGTCGCGGTTCTGAAAAACGCACAATCCATTGTGCAGAACATCCGCCGGGATCACCTGGAAGGTCTCGTGCTTCCGTTCGGCTGGAAGTTGGAACTTTTGAGCAGCGGCGGAGACCGGCAGTTTGACACGAACAAGACCATCGACCGCTATGACACCCGAATCGCCATGACCGTTATGGCGGATTTTGTGCTGCTGGGCCACCAGCAGACCGGCTCCTTTGCGTTGAGCGACAACAAGACGCATATTTTTTCCATGGCAATCGAAGCTTTCCTGGACGTGATCTGCGAGCAGTTCAACAACAAGGCCATTCCGGATCTCATGAAGATGAACGGCGAACACTTCGCGGGCCTTACGGACTACCCGCACCTTACCCATGGCGACGTGGAGGACGTGGACCTGGACAAGCTGGGCAACTACTTGAAGAACGTCACGACCTCCGGCCTCCTGGTACCCGACGAGGGTGTGGAAGACTACATCCGCGCGGCCGCCGGGCTGCCGAAGCGGCTTGACGACTATGTGCCGATGCCTGGCGAGGACCGGGAGCCGGGCAAGGTAAGAACCGCACAGAAGCCGAAGAAGGACACCGGCGACAAGATGGGCGGCCTTGACGACGAGGAGCCGGAAGAAGACCCGGCGGAAGTAGAAAAGGCAAGAAAGGACCTGGGGAGGGACTAAGATGTTTAGTATTCGCAAGGCGCGGGCAGCAACGCCCCACGACTTCGTGGCAAAATCCAAGCCCAAGAAGTCGAAGGCGGGCAAAGATGCCCTTAAAAAGCTGAACGACTACCTGAACTCGGCTTCCAGTGAGCCGATGTACTTCCTACACAACTTTTGGAAGGCCCAGAGCAACGCCATCACCTACAAAGAACTTCGTGAAGCCATTATGAACGGCTACCTTGACGAAGCAACCCTCCAAGCGTGGCAGCAAGATTACTCCCTCTTTGTGAAAAGCCACCTTGAACCCATCTGGCAGCAGGCAGCCAAAGCCGGAGCCGATGCCCTGGCGGCGTCGGCTTCCGGCGGGTGGGTTTTCGACCCCATGAGTGACGCCATGACGGCCTGGATCAAGGACCACGGCGCCGAGTGGGTAACGAAAATAAACGACGAAACCCGGGACGCCATGCGCGCCATGATTGAGGCCAGCACAAAGGGCCAGTTCACGGTGGACGAGCTTTCCCGGGCAATCCGGCCGCTTATCGGTCTGACAGAGCCCCAGGCGGCCGCAAACCTGAAATATTACGCCAGCGTAAAGAAAAATCTTCTCGACAACGGCGTGAAGGCGGATGCGGCCACAAAGAAGGCCCGGGAGCAGGCCTATAAGTACGCCGATAAACAGCTCCGGCAGCGGGCCTATACCATTGCCATCACGGAGAACGCCGCAGCGTACTGCGCTGGATACCGTGAGGGCACGGCCCAGGCGCAGACGCAAGGTTATCTTGGGAAGGGTGTGTATGTTTTTGCGACCGCCGACGATGAAGACGTCTGCCCGGTATGCAGTGCCCTGAACGGCACAGAAACCGACGCCGAGGGAAGTTACCACATCGGCACAACAAAAATGGCCTTCAAGATGGGCCAGCATCCACCGGTACACCCGCGCTGCCGGTGCGCCGAATACTTCGAGGAGAAGGAACCGCCCGTATTTCTGCCCCAGCAGCCTGCACAGGACGTTATACAGCCGTGGCCTGGTAATTTGCCGGACCCCGGCGAAGACAGCGCAGACGAAAGCCAGGCCTATGTGGCGGGCAGTCTGAAAGTGCCGGACGGCATGACCTCGAACGGGCCGGTCCACCTTGGCAATACCGGGAAAATGTACGACTACACCGACGCCAACGGCTGGGAATGGTATTTCAAGCCCGCCCAGAGCAAGGGCGGGCAGTATGAGCCTTTCCGGGCCTATGCACAGGAGGCGGGCTATAAGGTGCAGTCTATTGTGGACCCGGACACGGCCGTCCCGGTGGGCGTCGGAACCATTGACGGAAAGTTTGGAGCGTTCCAGGAGAAGGTGCAGACCTCCGCCGGGGGAATTGACCTTGAAGCATGGCAGCTGGGCGCAGCTTCCGACCTTTCGCCGGAGGTGACGGCACAGATCCAGCGCGAGCACGTCACGGACTGGCTTCTGGGCAACTTTGACGCCCACGGCGAAAACTTCCTGACGGACCAGGAGGGCCGAATCGTTGGCATTGACAAGGAACAGGCCTTCCGGTACATGAGCGACGCCAAAAGCCATGTAATGAGCTACACATACCACCCGAACAGCGCATACGGCGAAACAGAGCCGGTTTACAACACCCTTTTCCGCCGGTTTGCGGAGGAGGACATAGACCTGAACCTCCAAGACACCTTGCCGTATATAAAGCGGGTGGAGAGCATACCGGACAAGGAATACCGCGAGATCTTCCGCCCCTATGCCGAGGCCTTGCACGGCCAAGGAAAGGAAGCCGAAAAGCTGCTGGACGAGATCGTGGAGCGGAAAAGCACCCTCCGCGAAACCTACCGCACGTTTTACGAAAGCCTTTTGACGGAACGCACCGGCGTGAAGACTTCTTTTGTTTGGGCAGACGAGGCCGCAGCCGTTGCGAAGCAGCCACTTGCGGCCGTGCAGATCACCCCGCAAGCAGCTAAGGGCATGACCGTCCAAGACCTGAAACAGATTGCAAAGAGCAAGGGCATTGCCTATTGCGGCAAGATGAACAAAGCCCAGCTTGTGCAGGCTGTGACGGACCCCGTGAAAGCCGCAGAGCTTTCCCAGGAGGCGAAGGCCAAGGCTGCCGCAAATGCGGCCGCACGAAAGGCGAAAGCCCAGTACACAGCCCCGCAGGCGGCAATCCCGAAGGGCGTAAAGGGTGCCGGGGATATTTTCACCGACCTGTCGAAAGTTCCGACCACGCAAGAGGGAATCCCGATTTCTTCCGACCGCAGCAGCGTGGAGGGCCTTGTTCTTCGCGCCCGGCGGATGAACATTGACGGCTCGGAGTTCTACGAGGTGAGCGGAAAGCTAACGCAAGGGACCTGGGAGCGGACGTTGAAGACGATCAAGCCCAACAGCGCAACCGAGGCTCTGGAATTTGAGGAAGCCTCCAAGACGAGCGCCTTTTTCAGCTCCGGCGGATTGAGCATAGGCGTAAACACGAAGTGCCAGGCCGTGCACGATGGGGAAAAGACCTTGCAGGTCTATACCCACGAAGGCGGAAACTATTACTCCTGGCAGGGCTTTTTCCGGGCTCGTGTTCCGGTGACGGCAGACGGCGGGTTTGATGCCCGGGAAATGAAGGGCCTGCTAAAAACGGCCGGTCTTGACGACCTAACGGCAACGCCTACGGCAGAAGCCGAAAAGCGCCTCATAAAATCCCGCTTAGTCTGGCAAAACGCTCCTTCCCGCGTTCCAGAGTACGAAACCCTGACGGGCGACGCCCTGGACAAAAAGCTGGACGAGATCCTAAAGGACCTTGGCATTGACCAGAAGCGGGTGGACGGCGTGGAACTGCGCAAGGTATGCGACGGTTACGCCGTCTATTATGACCCGGAGCAGGCCAAAGCCCTAAAGGCTGCGGGCGCAGATTATGTTTGGTGCGGAGTTGGCAGAGCCGAAAGCGTTGTTTCTATCGTTCAAAGTGGCGGCCTTCGCAGCACAAACCGGCGTTGCCTTTCCGGCATCCGGCTGACCGGAGCAAGCCCGAGTTCCGACATGGGAACCGGCGGCGCCGACAACGTTTTTACCCGCATCGGAACGAACGCAGGCCGCGGGAAAATCCGGTATGATGACAGCTTTTGCGGCAGCGGCTACCGCCTCATTATAGACGAAGCGGAACTGGGCCGCACGGACTGGTACGCATATACCGGCGATAACTTCGGAACGACCAGGCCGAGCACGCTTCACAGCCGCCAGGGCTCTGAGGAGTTTGTGAAGGGCCAGAACAGATCTTTCAAATCCGGCAACGAAATCATGTTCCGCCAAGGCATACCGACAGAATCTATACAAAAGATTCGCTGCTCGGGTGACTATGAGCGCGACAAGCTGCTGAAAGTGTTTCGTGACGCCGGAATAACGAGCGTGAACGGGATTCCAATTGAGGACTTTGTGGAGGTTGGCGATTACTTATGAACAGACGCCTTGTTTATACCGTAAAGCGGCCGGGCGATAAGAAGCCCACCGGCCTTGCCCTGAACTGCCACCTTTGGCACGGTGCCTTCCGTTACTTCGACATGGAGCACGGCCACGAGATCCCCGGCAAGGTGACAGAGGACGGAGAGGACGCCTTCACATTCACTTCGGAGGGCTGCGCGCCCGGAGCCTGGCAGTTTGAGAAGCTGACTATTGAACGTTTCCGCCGCGAAACCTACAAGATCGTGGAAGGCGGCAACTACATTGCGCAGACAATCCGCAGCACGGCGGACCTTCACGAATGGTACCGCAAGAGGTATGGCGAAGCCGCCGGGCTTTGCTTTCCGTGCGTAAATAACGAATAATTTACGCTTAAATTTTGAAATACGCTGAATTTACGCTGACTTTTGCAATTATTTTGCAAATTCAGCGAATAAGGAGAGAGCCATGTTTACTTTTAACGAAGCACTCGGCAAGAAGCCGCCCGGCAAAGAGCCGAGCGGCCGCATTGCTGGCACCTTCAAGATCCAGAAGTCTGTTGACGAAAAGCACCTGGCCTTTGGCTGGGCCAGCGTGGCAGCCACGGCCGCGGGCGACACCGTGACGGACTACCACGAGGACATCATCGAGCCCGACGAGCTGGAACAGGCCGCCTATAACTTCGTGCAGTTCTACCGCGAGGGCGGCGAAATGCACGAGCGCGGCGGCTGTGCTGTCCTGGTGGAGAGCGTTATTTTCACCAAGGAAAAAATGGCCGCTATGGGCATCCCGGAAGGCGTTGTCCCGGAAGGCTGGTGGATCGGCTTTAAGGTGACAGACGACGAGGTTTGGGAAAAGGTCAAAGACGGTACCTATCCCATGTTTTCCATTGAGGGCGAGGCTGTCCGCGAGGAAGTGGACGAGGAGCCCGAGAACTGAATACCGATAAACCAAAGCCTCGGCACCCGCCGGGGCTTTGTTGTTTATAAAAATCTTCAAAGAAAGGAGGAAACGCAAATGGCAACCAAACTTAAAAACCTGAAAATCAAGAAGGTGGACTTTGTGGACAACGGCGCAAACCCCGGCGCAAGCATTGCCCTGTACAAGAGCAAGCCCGCGGAAGGGAAGGCACCTGCCGTAAAGCCCGAGGAGGGCACCCCGCCCGAGGAATCTTTTTTGAAGCGGATCGTTCACGCCATTGCCAAGAGCATCGGCGCAACCGATGCACAGGCAGCCGCGGCCGTTGAAGAAGTCTCCAAGAATGCGGACGTTCCCACCTTTTGCGACGCTATGGCTCGCCGCCGGATGCGCCAGACCACAGAAGAAATCTGGGATTACTGCTATGCCCTGAATGACAGCCTGTGCGGCATTGTGGCAAATGCCGAAATTACGGCCGAGGACAAAAAGGCCCTCATGGCCCAGAGCTGCGCAGAGTTCGCAGCGGCGACCGAAGCGGCAATCCCGAAATGGTCCGGCGGCATTCCCGTGAAGTTGGAAAAGGCAGCCCCCGCGCCTCTGACACCCGACAGAATCGAGAACGCCAAAGCAGCCCGCGCCCGTCTGGACGAGATGATCTCCAAGGCGGAGCCGAAGCCCACGACCGAAGATACACCGCCGGAGCCCCCGAAAGAGGGCACCGGCCCGACGCCTCCCACTGACCCGCAGCGAGAGGAACCCGTTCAGAAAGGAGCATTTGACATGGAAATCGACAAGAGCAAGCTGTCCGCCGAGGAAGTGGCTCAGCTGGAAGCAATCGAGAAGAAGGCCGGTATTCCGGCCCAGGCAGCGCCCGCCACGCCCGCAGGCGTTGAGAAGTCCGCCCCTGCCACCCCCGCAGATAACACCGCGGGCGGCGAGGAGGATATTTACAAGGGCATCCATCCCGAAGTGGCAAAGGAAATCGCAGAGCTGCGCAAGTTCCGCCAGGACGCGGAGAACCGCGAACTTCTGGCCGTTGCCAAGAAGTACGAGCTTCTGGGCAAGAAGCCCGAGGAACTTGTCCCCGTGCTGAAATCCCTGAAAGCCGCAGGCGGCACCGCCTACAACGATATGATCGGCGTCCTGGACGCGAACCTGGAAGCTGTGCAGAAGTCCGGTGCATTTTCCGAGCTTGGCAAGCGCGGCGGCACCCACGGCGAGGTTATGGGCGGCGCAGGCGACGCATGGAGCCAGATCGAGAAGAAGGCCGAGGAGATCCGCAAGTCCGCCCCTGCTATGAGCTACTACGAGGCCATCGACACGGCTTGCCAGCAGAACCCCGATCTCGTTCACGACTACGAGAACGGCCGCTAAAGAGAGGAGGAAAAGAGTATGAGCACTATCGGCACTGCAACCAATTCCAGCCCGTACCTGGCCGCGCCTGCCGCTGCGGCCATTGAGAACGGCAAGAACCACTTTGTTACCCTGGGCGAGAACGGCGTTTCCCTGGCTACTGCTGGCGCCGCCGCCGTTGGCATTCTGCTGCCTGACACCGAGGACAAGGTGGCAGCAGGCGAGTGCGTGACCGTCCAGATCAAGGACCGCACCCTGATTCAGACCGGCGGCGCTATTACAGCGGGCGACCCCGTGGCAAGCGACGCCACCGGCTGCGCCGTAAAGGCAGAGGCGGAAAAGTTCATCGTTGGCTATGCCATGGAGAGCGCAACCGCCGCAGGCCAGATCATCCACATCCAGATTACCAAGAGCGGCTTTGTGCCGAAGGCGGGCTAAAGGAAAGGAGAATTAAACCATGAATACCAGAAACACTACCGCGGGCATTACGGCCGAGATCGCCAAGGGCTGGCAGCCCAACAACTATCTGACCAATATGTCCATGGCGTACTTCCAGAAGCCGGAAGACTATGTGGCACACAGCATTTTCCCGGTCTGCCCGGTGCAGCTGTCCGCTTCCTACTACTACACGTTCAGCAAAGAAGATCTGGCCCGCGACAACGTGCAGCCTAAGCCTGCGTTCGGCAAGGTTGATCCTGCTGTGATGGGCCAGGACGACAACACCTACAAGTGCCACGTTGACCAGATCATCCTTGGCATTGACCAGATCGCCGCCCTGAACTACCAGCGCAGCCGCGCCCCTGGCGTGAACGACCCTCGCCGCGCCAAGGTCCGCACCGCCACCGAACAGATGCTGCTGCACCAGGACATTCTTTTCGCAAAGAGCTTTTTCCGCGCTGGCGTCTGGGCAAATGAGCTGACCGGTACCACCAACGGCAGCGGTTCTAAGGAGTTCGTGAAGTTCAACGACACTTCTTTTGACCCCATCGGCTTCTTCGACGATCTGCGCACCGAGATCAAGCGCCAGGGCCGCCGCACCCCGAACCGCCTGGCGCTGGGCATCCAGGCCTACAACGCCCTGAAAAACAACCCCTTCGTTAAGGAGAGCGTGAAATACACCGGCACCACCGCAAACCCGGCCATCGTTACGCCCAACGTTCTGGCGCAGCTTTTCGGCGTTGAGCAGGTGAAGATCCTGGAATCCACCTACAACTCCGCAGGCCTGGGCCAGAAGAAGAACATGGAGTTCATTTGTGACCCCAAGGCTGCACTGCTGTGCTATGCCACCCCGACCCCGCAGATCGACGAGCCCTCCGCAGGCTACATTTTCACCTGGGATATGCTGGGCAACGGCGCTTCTGTCGCCTTTGACCAGTACGAGGGCGAAAACGGCACTCACGCGGAGTTCATCGAAGGCCTGTGCGCTTCTGACATGAAGAAGACTTCTGACGACCTGGCAATCTTCCTGAAGGACTGTGTCTAAGGAGGCTGCCATGGGATACACCTGTCTGAAAATGGCGACCTTCGGCGGCGTGAAATACCGCCCGGGGGACGTTGTGGAGGCTGAAATGATCCAGCCGGGCAGCGCAAGGGCAATGCAGGACATGGGCATTATTGCCGAGTTCCAGGACCTCGAAGTGGGCAAAATCGAAACGCTGACCCTCCCCATTACTGCGGAGGGCGGCGTGGTAGAGCTTGACGCCACCCCGGACGCCGTTGTCCAGGCTGTGTGCATTTTGCAGCAGCGGGCCGAGGAGGCAGTGGCGACCATTGCCGAGGCTGAGGACCAGAGCGTCCTTATTCTGGTGAACGCCTGCGACAGCCGCAAGAGCGTCAAGGCGGCTGCAAAGGAACGCGGCGTATTCCTGGAGGACGAGGCTGCAAAGGCCACGCAGGAGGCCCCGGAGGGCGGCTCCGAGGGGGTGGGCTGATTGGCGCAGCTCACATACACCTACGACGCGAGCAAAATCGCCGAACACGGCCTTGACCAGATGCGCTTCGAGCTGGGGGACACGATGGTGGAGGGCGGCGTGGAAACCTGTGCGTTGAGCGACCAGGAATACAAGGCCGTCATTGAAGCCTACCCCCGCTGGAAACGTGCAAAGCTGGCCTGCGTGGAAAGCATTCTGCGCCGGTTTTCCTACGAGGTGAACACCAAGGTTGGAGAACTGAACCTCTCCCTGAGCGACCGCCTGGACTACTGGAAAAAGCTCTATTCTGACTTAAAGGCAGATGTGAGCGCTTCCGCCCCGCTGGCAAACCCGGCGGCTATCAACGGCGACCACTATTTCTATGCTGGCATGATGGAGAACCACGGGACCGGCAGAGGAGGCGGCGGCCATGTTTTACCTTAGACCCGGGAACCTTTACAAGGACTTTGTGATCGAGCCGCACATAGCGGAAAAGAGCACGACCGGGCGGGCAACTGCGAAATACGACACGGAGAGCCGACAGCTTCTCCGCGGCGTACTTTCGGCCGCTTCCCCGGAAGTGATCGAGCGATTCAGTCAGAACGCGCATCCGGTCACGCACCAGATCGCGCAGCGCGGCAGGCCAAAGGCCAAGGCTGGCGACCGCCTTATTTTGGAGAACCGGGCGTACTACGTTGAAGGCGTGGACCCGCTCGGGGACCTGGGCCTTTATACGCTCTACTACGTTCAGCAAAGGGAGGACACGCACAATGGAAATTGATATTTCTGGTGCCGTCCAGGGCTTTGTACAGGACGTGGAAAAACAGGTTGCGAGCCGCGCCGAGCGTGCCGCACACGTTATTCGCAAGTACGAACTAAGCGTACTGTCGAACAACCCGAAGCGCAGCGGCAAAGTATACCGCAAGCCTGCGAGCAATAAGACCTACACGGCATCCGCCCCCGGTGAACCGCCCGCTCTTCGCACCGGCGACCTCCGCCGGAGCTTCCGACCGCTTGCAAAGAGCGAAATCGCCCAGAGCGCCAAGCACTACACACCCGGCATCCGCACAGATGTGAAGTATGCGCCGTTCCTGGAAGATGGAACCAGCAGAATTTCCCCGCGCCCCTACGCGGAGGAGATCAAGCAGAAGGCCTTCCCCGAGGTGAAGGCTATTTTTGAAGAAAAATACACCTAAGAGGAGGGCAGCCCCATGGGCCTTATGAAGGAAACCGCATCCGCGGCGATTGATACAACCGCCATCCACCCCGGCGACCTGATCCGCGCAAAGTACGCAGACTGGAACGAGGCAAAGAACGGTATTGTTACCGCCGTGACCGGCGGGGAAATCCGCTGCCTTTACTTTCCGGGCATCCGGAACGTGTGCAATTACTTTCTGATCGCGGCAGACGAGGTTACAGAAGGGCTTTGGGATATTTCCTGGAGCACCGACATGAAGACCATCCAGACCGAGGGAGAAAAGCATGACGCTTGAAGAACTTATCTATAAGCGGATCACTGAATCCGCCGCCGCTGAACGGCTGGCGCTCCACAACGGGGCACCGGCCGTTTTCTTTGGCCCGGTGCCTACCGACACGGACCCGGGATGGGCCGGGGCTGAACAGTACCCGCGTATTTCCTACACCATCGACATGAGGGCAAACCCCGAGCGCCAAACCGCCGGGAATCTGTACCTTGATGTTTGGTGCCTGGACAGCGGGACCGCGCCGGAGGCCGTAGAGCCCAGCGTCCGGGCTGCTCTGTGCGACGTTATTATGGCGCCGCATGAACAGCCCCCGTACAGCCTGGCGTGGGTCACAAGTGAAACCTTCGAGGCCACAAAGCAGCTTGACAAGAGCGCCCGCGTTATTGGCGTGACGGTGACTTTTGATCTGTATGCGCTGCCGCAGCAGGAAACCACCGACCCGGACCCCATCCTGGCAATGAACGCCTTCACGAACAGGTGGAGCGACGCTGTGACCGTGATTGGAAGCGACCGCATGGGCGAGTATACGGAGCCGTCGGACCAGCATCCGGCGGCTTATTTCCGCCTTGCGAACTACCACCGGGCACAGGAAACCAACACCGTTATTTGGCTGGAAGGCGTTCTGGTGGGTCACCTGATCGCGCCGACCTACGCAGGCCGCCAGCGCTGGCTCAAAGCCCTTGCGGACGAGCTTGCAACCCGCGGGGAAGTCGAAATGTTAGACACTTCCCCCATGTTCATACGCGGTTTGGAGGTGGACGGGAGCCTTGACCCGCTCACGGCCGGGCAGATGCGCCTTGCCGTCCGCTGGGGAATCTTGAGGCGGCCGAAGTTCGCCCACAAGCTGAACCACATCAATACGAATTACAACTACAAACCGTAAAAGGAGGCTATTATGGCAGAAACCAAAACCACGGCTGCCGCGCCCGTAGAGGCGGCCGCCACCTATACCGCCGCCGAGCTTATCGCAGCAGCGCCGGAAAAGTTTGGCGTTTCGCGCGACATCGCAACCGCCGCCCTGCGCATGGCTGGCAAAAAGTCTGCCACCGTTGAGGAGGCAAAGACGATTATTACCGCGTTTGCAACCAAGGAGGTGAAATAATTATGGCTGGTACCTTTTCTGTGGGCGAATCCAAGACCCGCCCGGGCGTTTACCACCGGCGTTATAGCGTTGGCGGCGGCGAGGTTGCCGGTGCGCTGAACGGCGTCGGCATGGGCATCATTCGCGCAAACTGGGGCCCGCTGAACCGGGCCGTTGCATTTGAGCCGTCCACCAACGTGAATGCTGTATTTGGCAGCGGCAACACCGAAGACCTTATCACCGAAATGTTTTCCGGCGGTATTTCCAGCGGCTATTTCGTGCGCTGCGGCACCGGCGGCACGGCGCCCACCATCACCCTGAAAGACAACGCGAAGGCCGACGTTGTGACCATTACCGGCGCCTACGTTGGCGACCGGGCATTTTCCGTGTCTGTCCGCGACAGCCTGACCGGCGACGGCCGCGAGTGCATCATTTACGAGGGCACGACTGAGTTCCTGAAGGTGACGTTTGAGGCCGACACCAAGGAGCCCGCAGGCCTGGCCGCGGCTATCAACGCGGCCACCAAGGACTTTGTCGCAAAGGCGACCGCCGCAGGCTCCGGCATTATGGCTACCGTGACCCAGTCGGCTATGACCAAGGGCACCCAGCCCACGGCTGCGGTCTCCGAGTACAGCGCGGCCCTGGACGCTTTCGATGCTGTGCGCGGCAACGTTATCTGCGTGGACACCGACGACGCTGCCGTTCACTCCCTGGTGCAGGCATACATTACCCGCACCTTTACCGGCGGCAGCTACCCGATGGGCTGCGTCGCCGAGAATAAGGGCGTCGAGTTCGACACCCGCACGACCCACGCCGCCGCTTTCAATGACGAGAAGATGCACTACTGCGTCAACGGCGCCCTGAATGCTACCGGCGACGACTACAACGGCTACAAGCTGGCCGCCCGCATTGGCGGCATGATCGCTTCCGTTGCCTCCAACGTGTCCCTTACCCACACCGTGGTGAAGGGTTTTGTGGATCTGGACGAAGGCCTGACCAACAGCCAGATCGAGAAGGCATTGAAGCGCGGCTGCATCGTGCTGACCAAGAACGCTTCCGGCCAGGTGCAGATCGAGCAGGGCATCAACACCCTGGTGAGCCCTGACGGCAACATGGATGCCGGCTGGAAGAAGATCCGCCGCACCAAGGAACGCTTCGAGCTTATGCAGCGCATCGACGACAGCCTGGACCCCATTGTGGGCAAGCTGGACAACGACAGCGACGGCCGCGCCACCGTTATTGCCATGGGCAAGGCAATCATTGCCGCCATGGTGGGCGAAAAGAAGCTGACTTCTGGCGATATGTACGAGGACGAGAGCAACCCGCCGCAGGGCGATTCCGCATGGTTCATCCTTGACATTGTGGACAAGGACAGCTTGGAGCACGTCTATCTGGCGTATAGGTATCGCTTTGCTACCGAAGTAAGCGAGTAAAGGAGGGAATAAGCTATGTATAATCAGTCCGGCCCGGCCGACAGCCGCAAAGTTTTGAGCGGCAAGGACGCGGTACTTTTCAACGGCGAAGGCGTTATGCTTGCCACCGTTGAGAGCTTCCAGGTCCAGGTGAACGTTTCCAATTCCGACTACCAGCCCTTGGGCGACGCCCAGGCGCACGCCACCATGACCGGCTACAAGGTTTCGCTGACCTTCTCCCAGATCACCATTGAGGACGATGCCTTTATCAAGGATCTGTTCTCCATGATGCACAGCGGCCAGCAGCCTAACTGGAACTTCCAGGGCGTTGTTTACGGTCGCAACGGCAGCGAGCAGCGCATGAACTACCGCGGCTGTGTGCCTGACGGCAATATTGACCTCCAGGGTGCTTCTGTGGGCGATATCATTAAGCGCGCATGGAACATGGTGGTCAACGACCCGCCGGAGCTCCAGAAGCTCCTGACCGCATAAGAGAGGCCACAAAAACGAGGAACGGATACAAGGGGAGACGCCTTGCGAGGGCGCCTCCCTTCTATTTTATTCGCGTAAACGAACAAAACCATTATGGAGGATAAATATATGAGCATCAAAGCTACTGTGAACCCTGCCGCCGAAACCACTGAAACCACCAAGGAGGAGCAGATCGCGGACGCCCGCGAGAATGAAACCGCCCTGCTGGACGGCCTTCTGGCTGCTGCCGACTTCAAGACCTCGGAAGAGTGCATCAAAAACGTTGTGATCTCCCGCAACGGCAAGGACTTGTTCGGCTTCCACATTCACCCGCTGAGTGAGAAGGACTACAACACCTGCCGCAAGAAGTTTACCAAGTTCGTTAAGAGCAAGGTTCAGGGCGGCATCCGTGTGCCGGAGGAAGTGGACGCGGTGAACTACCGCGCCGAGCTGATTTTTCAGGCCACGATCCCGGAGGATCAGGCGAAGGTCTGGTGCAACAAGGCTCTGTGGAAGAAGCTGGATCTCCTGACCGGCTACGAGGCCGTGAACGCACTTCTGATGGCAGGCGAGAAGGAGGCAGTTCTTTCCCTTATCGACCAGATCAGCGGCTATGAGCTTTCCGAGGAGGATGTGGCAAAAAACTAATCCTCGCCGGAGGGCGCGCAACGCTTTTGCACCAGATCTTCCAGCGCACCGGCGTAATGCCGGGCAAGGTCTGGAACGCCCCGCATGGTGAAAGAGCGTTTTGTTTGGCCTCCATGATGGTGCAGCTCGAACAAGAGCAGAAGGCCGGAGAGGAGGGAACAAATGGCCTCTGAAACTTTTAGAATTGCCATTGACGCAACCGTCAACGACAAAACCGGCCCCGGCGTGCAGTCCGCCCAGAAGCGCCTTTCTGGGTTCGACAAGAGCATCGAGCACACCAAAGACCAGCTGGACCGGCTGACAAGTACGGGCTTTCACATTGATCTGGACGCCGTAGACCGGGCGACCGCTACGATCCAGAACGTGGAAACGAGGGCCCGGAGCTTTGCCGGGAAGGCCTGGAACTTTACGGTTGGTATCATTGACAAGGCAACGGCGCCCTTACAGGGCATTATAAACCTTGTGAGGAACCCCGTCTTGCAGGCTGGTGCCATTTTCGGCGTTTCTGTGAGCCTGGCCGACACGGTGGGTACATACGGAGCCTTTGAGGAGTCCATGTCGAACGTGAAAGCCATTTCCGGCACCACCGGCGAGGAGTTCGAGAAGCTCACCGCCAAAGCGAAAGAGGAAGGCGCAACCACGAAATTCACCGCCAAGGATTCGGCGGACGCTTTCGGCTATATGGCCATGGCGGGCTGGAAAACCGAAGATATGCTGAACGGCATTGACGGCATTATGAGCCTGGCCGCAGCCTCAAACGAAGACCTGGCGACCACTTCCGACATTGTGACCGATGCTTTGACGGCCTTCGGGCTGCAAGCATCCGATTCCGGGCACTTCGCCGACGTTCTGGCGCAGGCCAGCGCGAACGCGAACACTAACGTTGGTATGATGGGCGAATCCTTCAAGTACGTTGCCCCCGTGGCTGGTGCTTTGAAGTACTCCGTGGAAGACGTTTCCCTGGCCCTGGGCCTTATGGCAAATGCCAGTGTTAAGGGCTCCATGGCAGGCACCAGCCTGAAAACTTCCCTTGCAAACCTGGCGGCCCCCACCGACAAGATGCAGGGAGCCATGGACCGGTACGGCATCAGCCTGACCAAGCGCAACGGCGAAATGAAGACCCTGCACGAGGTTTTGGACAACTTGCGCAGCAGCCTGGGCGGCCTTTCCGAGACCGAACAGACCGCGGCCGCAAGCACCATTTTCGGCAAGGAAGCCATGGCCGGTATGCTGGCGATCATCAACGCATCCGCTGATGATTACAACAAGCTGACCGCAGCCGTGAACAACGCCGACGGCGCCTCCCAGCAGATGGCAGACACGATGCTGGACAACATGAACGGCAGCTTTACGCTGCTGCAATCTGCGGTTGATGGCGCAAAAATCGCACTGGGTGAACGCCTGTCCCCGTACCTTCGGGAGTTTGCAACCTGGATCACCGGCAAAATGCCGCTTGTTGAGGACGCTATCGGCGACGTAATGGACCGCGTAGACGCGAAAATCGAAAATCTGCACCACACCATTGCGGAGTTTACCGCCAGCGACGAGTGGGCAAACGCCGACATTTGGGGCAAGCTGGGCATTGCCTGGGACAAGATCGTGGCGGAGCCGTTCGACGAGTGGTGGAACGGCAGCGGCCGTCAGTTCTTCGCCGACAGGGCCGCAGGCCTGGGCCGTGGCCTTGGCAGCGGCATTACCGCCGGATTTCTGGCTCTGCTTGGCATTGACCCTGCCGGAGCCATTGACGACGGCGCAGCTATTGGCGCAAACTTTGTTTCCGGCTTTATGGACGGCCTGGACTTCGACGGAATCCTGGACGGCTTAAAGACCTGGGCAGAGAACCACAAGGCCCAGGTGGCGGCCATTGGTGCCGTTCTCGGCTTCAAGCTGGTAACGGGCGCAGCAAGCGCCTATTCTAAACTCCGCAGTCTTACCGCGGCGCTTGGCCTTGGAGGCGGCACAGGCACCGGCGCGGGCTCTTCTGGTATGCCTTCCATGGGCGGCTCCTTCAAGACTTCCGCAGCCGTTATGAACGTAACGGCCCAGATGGTGGTTTTGAAGTCTGGCAACTTTGGCACCGAGGCAGGCTCCAAGGCTCGCCAGGCGGCAGAAGCGGCCTTTTCTGGTGGCACTGGCAGCCCTTCGCTGCCGAGCGGCGGCGCGCTGATCCCGAGCGCGGGCGCCCCGGCGACGGCCGGAGCCCTGCCCGGCGCTACAAGGCTTCTCGGCGATGGCAAGGCGACCTTTGAGGGGACGGCCGTCGAGATTGACCCGGCGACACTGCCCGCAAAGGGCCTGACTTCCGCAAATAGCTGGCTGGGCAAGTTCCTGCAAAAGGGATCTACCCAGGCTACTATGAGCGCGGACGGCACCCTCACTTCTGTTACCGGTGGCGTTGGCGGCACCCTGGGCACCGTTGGCACGGCCCTGGGGAGCCATGCGACCACGGCAGCAGGCACAGCCGCAGCGGGCGGCGCAAGCATTCTGGGCGGCATTCTGGGCCTTCTGGGCATCGGTGCAGGCGTGAGAAACCTGTACCGCGGCGCCCAGACCACCGGCAAGGACGCACAGAACGAGTATTCCAAGGGCGGAACCAAGATCGGCATGGTTGGCGCAGGCGCAGCGGCAGGCGCAGCCGTGGGCACTGTGGTGCCTGTTGTTGGAACCGGCGTCGGTGCCCTTGTGGGTGCCGGTATCGGTGGCCTTGGCGCCCTGGGCTTTGGCGATAAAATCGGCCAGGCGCTTTCTGACGCTCTGGACGAAGGCGGAGCCCTGGACAACCTGAAACAGACGGTCGGAACCTTCTTCACCTCGACGTTGCCGGAGCACTGGACGAGCTTCTGGGACGGCGTGGGCACCACGTTTTCCGAAACAATTCCCTATGCAATCGGCTACGCCCTGGGCAAAACGAAGGTTTTCTTTACCAACACGCTGCCCGAGCACTGGACCGCCTTCTGGGATGGTGTGGGGGAGTTCTGGACCGAGGACGTCCCCGCGTGGGTGGAGAACACCGGCGAAAAGGCCGCAGCGTTCTTCACCGAAACGCTTCCGACCAAGTGGACGGACTTCTGGACCGGCGTCGGCGACTTTTGGACAAAGGAAGTCCCGGCCTGGGTTGAAAGCAGCGCGACGAGCGCGGCGAACTTCTTCACCGTAACGCTTCCGGCGAAATGGACCGGCTTCTGGTCTGGCGTAGGGGACAAGATCAGCGGATTTTTCACCAACGCCAGAAACGCTTTTAGTTCTGGCTTCTCTGCCGGATCGTTTACGACGGGCGGAGGCACGAGCGGCGGCGGTGGCGGACGCGCTACCCCGCACGCAACCGGCGGTATTATGACCCGCCCCCACGTCGGCCTTGTAGCAGAGGACGGCCCGGAGGCAATTATCCCGCTTGGCAGCAAGCGCCGTGGCCGCGGCATTGAGCTTTTGCACAGAGCTGCGGCAGCCCTTGGCGTGTCCGTCCCTTCTGGCGAGCGCTACGACGTGCCGCAGACCCCGAGCAACACCGTGGACACCCCGGCACCGAAAACGCCCAGCAGCCCCGCTTCCGGCGGGCTGGTGAGCCTTGACGTGCCGCAGGCGGCGAATGCCCCGAGTTCCGGGAGCTACATCCCGGAGAGCGGCGGCAGCATGGTGCAGACCGTGGGAAAGACCGCCTTCGACACCACGGAAGCCGCGCCGGTCCTTTTCGGCAATCGGCCGGTGAAGGCTTACGCGGAAGGCGGTCTGGTCGGCAGCCTGGCGCAGAGCGTGGAGCACGCCCCGGAGGTTGACCCGTTTGCCGTTGGCAACGAGCAGCGCACCCCGGCGGCTCCTTCTGGCGAGCGCTACGACGTGCCGCAGACCCCGAGCAACACCGTGGACACCCCGGCACCGAAAACGCCCAGCAGCCCCGCTTCCGGCGGGCTGGTGAGCCTTGACGGCCGCGAGGACGACGAGGCCCCAGAGGACGTCCCCACATTCTCGCCGGTCGTACATCCCGCACCGGCGCCGCAGGCCCCGGCGGGGGCAGCAGCGCAGCTCGTATCTATTCCGGTAGAAATCGGGCTGAACCCGCAATTTGTGATCCAGGGCACCGCAGGCATGAGCCCGGACGAGATTATCGCAACCGTGAAATCCCGCATCCGCGAAATGGTGGACGACATAAGCGACGAGCTGGCCGAACGCCTGGCTCGCGTGTTTGCGAATATGCCCGCATAAGGAAAGGAGGGCAAAATGCTACCTGAGATTGTGTATATTACCCAACTCGACACGGGAACCAGGATTGCGCTCCCCCTTACGCCCGAAAAAGTTTCCGACAAGAGGGAAGGCAACTTCATCTCCTACAACATTTTGAACGTTGGCGAGGTGAAAATCCCGAACGGCGAAAAGCTGGCGCAATTTTCCTGGGACGGTATCCTCCCCGGCGTTTCTATGCTGGGCATGGGTATTGTTTCGCTTTTCGACTGGAAGCCGCCCCGCGTGATGATCGGCATACTTGACGGGTGGAAGAAAAACCGGAAGAAACTTCGGCTTCTCGTGACCGGCACGGCCATAAACCACGACGTTTATATCCAGAACTTTACCGTTACCCACGAATACCTCGACCGGGCGGAATACAGTATTTCCTTTGTGCAAGCGAAGGACATTCTGATTAAAACCACGGACGAGGCGGACGGAAAAACGGACGGCGGGAGCCTGGACGAGCGCCCGGCGAGTGCAGCGGCCGCAGCATCCACCCAGGCGACCGGCAAAACCTACACCGTGAAGCCTGGGGATACGCTGTGGTCCATTTCTAAGAAGTACCTCGGCAATGGCTCGCGCTATTCTGAGATCTACAACTCCAACAAGGCCGTAATCGGGAGCAATCCGGGCCTGATTAAGCCGGGCCAGGTTTTGACCATCCCGGGGTGAGGAGGGCCGCATGATCGACGTTTCCAAAGTGGCATACAACGTTTATGCAGTCCTTCAAGACGGCACCCGGCTGAACGTTACCCCGGCGGTGACGGATCTAGGCTGGGAGGAAGGGGAGGGCGAGTTAAGCGCCCGGTTTTCGTTCACAGCTGCCAACGTGGACTATAACGGGAACCCGCTTTCCTCGACCATAAAGCCAAACACGGCTATTGTGGTAACAGCCTCGGCCGGAGGAGATGAAAAGGAAGTTGCAAACGGGAAGGTAATCGAGTGGTACCCGCAGGACAGCGCCACCGCGAAGGGCTTTTCCGTGGTGTGCTACGACGACCTTTACAACCTTCAAAAAAGCCAGGACGACCGCTATATCAAGGCCGGAACTGGCACAAAATCCGCCCTGAACGCCATCTTTTCCGACTGGGGAATCCCAGCCGGGGAGTACAAAGGGCCGGATAAGCCCCACGCAAAAACGCTTTTCAAAGCGGAATACCTGGGGGACATTATAACGGAGCTTCTGGACGATGCCGAAAAGCACGGCGCGGACAACTACGTTATAAGAATGACCGGCGGCAAGGTGGACGTTTTGCCCATCAATGCCAACGAAACCGTTTACCATTTTGACGAGGACGACAACCTGACAACGAGCGGCGACAAGATCAGCACGGCCGACCTTGTTACCCGTGTTAAGGTGATAGGCCTCGAAAAGAAGACCAAGAAGCGGTCTGTGGAAGCGACCCTGGACGGAAAAACGGAGTATGGCATCCGGCAGCGGATCTATACCCGTAGTTCGGACGACACGGCCGCACAGGCCAAGTCTGCCGCACAGAAGACCCTTGACGAAAAAGGGGAGCCGACACGAAAAACCACCCTGAAAGGTGCGGATCTTCCGTTTATCCGCAAGGGCGACAAAATCCGGGCTGCGGCCAGGACGGTGAACGGCTTTTGCACCGTGCTGGGAGTGCAGCACGACGCAGCAAACCGCACTATGACCATGACTGTTAAAGTTTTGGGCGAAGATTCGGCGGAGAGCAAGAAAGGCTCCGACGAGTACAAGGTGGGCGACGTTGTGAACTTTGCCGGTGGCAGCCATTATAAGACCGCCACCGACACGCAGGCCGCAAGCACAAACCTTTCGCCGGGAAAGGCAAAAATAACCATCATAAAGAAGGGTGCGAAACACCCGTACCACCTGATCTATCAGAACTGGGCCGAAACGCACGTTTACGGCTGGGTGGATGAAGGCACCTTTTCAAAGTAACGGAAGGAGGAAACCGTGAACCCGAGTTCTGGCAACAAGGGCGTGAATGGGCTCGCCCAGGCCTTCGTTGGAGAAATTGACCGGCGACGTTCAAAAGATTCCGCGTTGGTGCTTGACTTTGGCGAGATCCAGGGCGATTACAGCCTCAAAACCAACACTTTTTCCATTCCGATTCCGGTAGAGGATTACCACGTCTGCCGCCAACTGACCCTCGGCAAAACCGGGGACATCCTGGCAAAAACCCAGGCCATCGGTAAGCCGGGCAGCGGTGAGCATGGCCACAAAACCTTTGCGCTGAATAGCGTTCATGGCCCTGTTACTGGAACCATCGGCACCCCTGCTTCCGGCCAGCCTGACCCTCCAGACCCGCCGCAGAACAGCGCGGGCAGCGGAGGGCCGGAAGGTGCCCACCAGCACCACGTCCTGATCCCGGAGAAAATGCGCCGCCTGAAACCCGGGGACCGGGTTCTGGTGGCCTGGGTGCAGTCGGAGGCCGTTGTGGTGGATATTATCTGCCCGGCGGAGGATCTAAAAAAATAACAAGACGAAAGGAAGGGCTTTCCTATGGCTGAAAAGCAGCTTTACCCGGTTTTTGAAGTCCCGGACTTCGTCGCAAAGAAGAACGAGGAGAACCGGAAGCAGCAGTATAAACCTTCTGTTTATTTCGACTATGCGACCGGCGATTTTCGCCTTGACGGCGCCGGGCGCATGGCGGGAGCCAGCGGCCGCGAAGCCTATATGCAATGGTGCATAAAAACCGTTATGACGGAGCGGGACGCCTTTCTGGCGTATTCGACCAAGTACGGCGCAGAGCTCGAAACTTCGCTTGCACAAAGCGACCGCGCCAGCGTGGAAGCCAGCCTGGAACGGACCATCACGGAAGCGATCATGGCGAATCCCAAAACGGAGTATTGCCGCGATTTTACGTTTACATGGCCCGAGCCAGACAGTTGCGATTGCGAATTTGTTGTGAAGGGCCGCGGCTACGACGAAATCCAAACCGTCAGCCTGAATTTTTCAAAGTAAGGAGGTGAGAACATGGCCACAATTCCGGCATTTTCCGCGCCTGATTGGCTGAAAACCGAAACGGCGGAGCAGATCCAGGCGCGCATGATGGAAAGCCTCCCGCCTGACATTGACGACACCGAAGGCGGCTTCCCGTGGGATTTTACCTATCCCACGGCACTCGAAAAGGACGAACTGCTGAACTTCCACCTTGTGGAAACCTTAAAGTTGATGTTTCCGGCGTGGTCCTATGGGGCCTACCTTGACGGACACGCCAGGGCCGACGGCCTTTCCCGCCGCCCGGCAAACCCCGCAGCCGGTATTGTTACGTTTGCCGGCACGCCCGGCACGCAGATCCCGGAGGGCACCGTGGTCTGTGTGCCTTCTTCCGGCGGAGTGCCTGCCATTGAGTACGCTACGGATTCCGTGGCCTACATTGGAGAGGCTACCGGAGGGGAGGACGGCACGGTTGACGTTGCTATTACAGCAGTCGAACCGGGCCCCACCGGCAACGTGGGCGCGGGTGCCATCACGATTATGATGGACCCGATTGCAGGCGTTACCCTTGTGACCAACGCCGACAAGATCACCGGCGGCGCAGAGGAGGAAGACGACGAATCCCTCCGCCTGCGCATTGCGGAGTATGACGAGACTTCGGGCGAATCCTTTGTTGGCTGCGACGCGGACTATAAACGCTGGGCCAAAGAGGTTTCGGGCGTTGGCACGGTGCTGGTTGATGCACAGTATGAAAAGACGCATCCCAACTGGGTGCGCCTTATTATTCTGGATTCTTCCGGCGAGCCAGCCAACGGCTCTATTATTCAAAACGTGTACGACCACATCATGAGGGACGACAACCGAATCGAGCGAAAGGCGCCCGTTGGCGCAATTCTCCTGGTGCAGGCCCCCGAGGGCGAGGTGGTGAATATCTCCGTTGAGGGCTTGCAGTTGGACGGCACCAAGACCGCCGCAGAGGTGGAAGAAATCTTCCGCACCGCGCTGATTGAGTATTACATCACCGCCAAGGCCGACAGCCTGGTGAAGTATAACGAGATCCACGCGGCCCTGACCCGCACCGAGGGCGTGAAGAATTTTTCCAAGATCCTTGTGAACGGTGACGTGAAGGACATTCCGCTGGACCCGGCGGACTACCCCTGCACCGGTGAGATTCACGGCATCAAGGATACGGAGGCGACCAGCGAATGAGCACCCGGAAGAACTTCGACCTTGAAAAATTCCCTGAAAACTGCGTTTCCAAGCGCATGATTTCCCGCGTATCTCCCATCTATGAGCGCTCCTATGTGGCGAAATGGCTCTATGAAGTCATGGGCAGAGAGGTGGACGACGCGGAGATCCGGTTCTCGGAGCTGCGGGAACAGGCAAACCCGGAGACGGCCACCTGGGCCCTGCGCTACTGGGAGCAGCGCTATGGTATCGAGACGAACGAAAACCGCAGCCTAGCAGCCCGCCGGGCAGACATAATCGCCCGCCGCGGCGCCCGCGCGCCCATGAACCCGGCCCGCGTGGAAGCGATTCTGTCCGCCATGACCGGCCGGGCCGTGCACGTTGAGGAAAACGTGGCACCCTATACGATCCGCGTTGATATTGAGGCGGGCGGCGAACCGCTGGACTATTCGGCCGTGGTGGACCGCTTGAAGCGCATCAAACCGTCGCACATTGCCTTTCAGTTATTTGTGACGGCGGATGCAACCATCAAGGTGAGCCCCCGCAGCAGGCAGAAAGTTTTCGAGTACAAGTTGACCGGCGAGCACCCCGACGTGAACAACATTGGAGTGCAGCACCCGGTTACTGTACGCATTTCTCCCGGCGGCATCGGCCAGGCGTATGCCTACCCGCTGACCGGTGAGCACATGACCGGCACCGTGCCGGACGAAAGCTATCTGGCTTATGTGGAGGGCGTACCGGTGAAGATCGTACCGACGGCCCATGGCACCGCTTATGCGTACCCGCTGACGGGCGAACACCTGGCAGGCCAACTTCCCGAGGAAAGTTTTATCGCCGCACAGGGCCGCGTTTCTGCCGTTCTGGCGGGCACCGGTGACGGCGGCGCCTTCCCGTACACGCTTGCCGGTGAAGAACCGGGCCTGAATAACGAGAGCGCGACCGCAAAAACCGCCCTGAGCCTTTCGCCCGGCGGCCGTGGCGCAGCTTTCGCGTATTCCATGACGGGAGAGCGGGAGGCGGGCACCACTCCGGATCTAAACAGTGTGGGAGCCCAGCAGGGGGCGACCGTTGAAAACGGCGTTTCCGGCCGGGTTTTCTCTTTTGACTTCCCCCTCTGTGGGGACGATTCAGACTAAAGAAGGAGGCGAAAAGCTATGGCATTGCTTACCACAGCGGCAATCGAGGATTACAAAGAGTTCACACAGCGGAATATTGCATATTCCCGTGTGAAAGTCGGCGGCACCTATTACAAGCTGGGCAAGCCTGAAATCAACGTCCTGAGCGACGGCCGGATCGCTGCCGACATTGTGGTGGACCACACGATCCCCGGCACCATTACGGCGACCGAATTTCAGCTTTTCAACACGAAAGACCAGCTTTTTTGCGCGAAGCCGGACAGCATCACCCGTAAGGATACCACCGAGGGCATTTTCTACCGCTTCACGTTCAAGATTGAGGAAGGTTAAGGAGGCGAGAGCTTATGTATAATTCGACCGACTGGAAGGACCACATCACGGAGCACCCCCGCCGGCGCAAGATCACCGAAAACGGCGACGGCACCAGCGAGGTTGTGAAGGACCAGGGCGAGGTCCTTCAGCAGGGCACACCCCAGAGCGCAACCAACTTCAACAACATGGAAAACGGCATCCAGGACGCATACCTGGCGGCATCTATCCTGTTGTTCGGCAACCTTCACCAGCAGCGCGGGAACGACGCCCACGCGGCCATGGTGGACGGTGAGATCCTGGGCGAAACCCAGACCGTTACCCTGAAAAACACCGCAAAATTCCCCTTCAACAGCACCCGCGACAACCCTGTGACGGTTGCTTTGAAGCAGACCCGCAAGAACCTGTTCTATACCGTTGAGGCGGAGCAGACCGGCGCCACCGGCGAGGTGGGCAGCATCGAAATCAGCGCCAAGGCCCTGAACGGATTTAAAGTCGCATTCACCGGCAGCGCAAAAAGCGTTACCTTGCAGATCCGTGTTAAAGGAGGTATGACCTAATGGCTACTTACAATAAGATCCAGGTTGAGGACAAGAACGAGGGCGAGAAGATCGCCTGGGCGCAGAGCAAAACCAAAATCATCTTTGGCGACGATGACCTGGCAATCCGCTGCGATACCCGCCAGCGTGACATCCCCGTGACCGTTGACGTCTGCATGGACGACCAGAACAACCTGACCATCGGCACCGGCACCGGCCGTTACTATGTGGCCCAGGTTGAGATCCCCGCCCAGAAGTTCGTTGAGGTCGAGGGCCCCGCAGAGGACGCCCAGGAGGCCGCAGAAACGGCCGAAGGCACCGAGGACAAGGACACCGCAAACACCCGGAAGACCCACACCGAGGCCGTCCCGCTTGACATGGCAGACGTTAAGCTGGTCCTGTGGTCCCTGGACGACTTGCAGCCCGCAGAAGACTAAAAGGAGGATACAACAATGAGCAATTTTGCACTTACGAGCCTGGCACTTTCTTCTGTTTGCCCCACCAACAAGGTTATCGTGGACGACAAGGGAGACCCCTCTGTGATGGTTGAGCGCCCGGCGCAGATGCTTAACGCACTGCTGACCAACGGCGACAGCACCGTGCACCCGGCCTTCCTGGTAAACGGCGTGCAGCGCAAGAAGCTGGCCTTTGGCAAGTTCCAGAGCATCGTACACAACAGCCGCACCTATTCGCTGCCCAACGAGGACCCCGTGGCAAGCATTACCCTGGACGAGATCGAGCAGTACAGCAAGAACAAGGGCAACGGCTTCCACTGCATCACCTATATGGAGTGGGCATTCCTGGCGCTGCTGGCGAAGAAGAACGGCACGATGCCGAAGGGGAACAACAACTACGGCAAGGATTCTTCCGAAACTGCCATCGTTGCAATCCCGACATTCATCGACACCGGCGCAGGCAACAAGACTGGCCGCGTTGCCACCGGCACCGGCCCTGTGACGTGGAGCGACACCGGCGCCATGGACGGCGTGTGGGACCTGAACGGCAACGTTTGGGAGTGGATCCGCGGCGTCCGTCTGGTGTGCGGTGAACTCCAGGTGATTCCTTACAATAACGCAGCCGACGCCAGCGTGAACACCGGCGCCAGCTCCAACGAGTGGCGCGCCCTGAACGCCTCCGCCACCAGCTACAACGACCTGTTTGTCGTGCCGGATGGCAAGGGCACCACCGCGGGCACTGTAAAGCTGGACTGGGTATCCGGTCACTGGCAGTGGGGTACCAGCATTGCCAACGCTTCCGACACGAGCCGGAACGCCAGCTTTGCCAAGACCACCGCAAGCGGTTTGAGCGCTACGGCAAAGCTGTACCTCCAGGCAATGGCTTTCTTGCCGGAGGACGGGGCCTCTGATGCCGATTATGGCAACGACGTGTTCTGGGCCAACAACGCGGCCGCGGAGCGGTGCGCGTCTCGTGGTGGTCACTGGCGCGATGGCGCGGGCAGCGGAGTTTTCGCCCTGAATCTGAATAATCCGCGCTCGAATCGCTGGGCGGCCCTCGGCGGGCGTCTCGCTTGCGACGAGGAAACTGAAAACTGATCCCTGGTAAACTGAAGGGCCCTGCGGGAGCAGGGCCCCGATTTTTTATATTTTGGAGGTTAAAAAGTGGCTGGATATACTCGCAATCCAACACCGCAAAATTATGGTGGCAGCTACACGCCGAAGGAGCCGAAAGCACCGGGAGAAGCAACGAAGCCGAAGCCGTTTTTCCTTAAAGAAAAAATATCCGAAATGATGAAATACGGAATGCCGCTTGTTGATGCTTTCCCACGGCGCGAACGGAAACTTGCGGATATCCTCCGGGATAGTATGCTGGAAATGTACCGTCTGGCGACGCGCCTAGAACGAAAATATTACAAGAAGACCACGCTTGAAGACTTAGACATTGAGCTGGCCGTTTTGAAAGAATTTGTAATAGTGGCGTCGGACAAGGATTACCGCGGGCAGAAATACGCCCCGCCTTTGACGTTACACCAGCGGGAAGTTTGGAGCAGCTTTAATAGAGAAATAGGATGTATGATCGGCGGCTATATGGAATCTGTGAAAAACGGGCCTGCGAAAAAGGAATAAAAATATAGCTTTAAGATTGGGGAACGGGCCATTGATTTTGCCGGTGCGCGTATCGTGGTGGTAACTGGAACAATGGCGCGAACAACGGAGTTTTCGCCCTGAATCTGAATAATCCGCGCTCGAATCGCTGGACGAACATCGGCGGGCGTCTCGCTCTGCCCCTTGCTGGACATTGGTGCACGGCCTTACGGGGCCGTGTAGGTGCAAGGGTCAAAGGGGCCTTTTCCCCTTCCGGGAAGACATGACCGGAAAAAATGACAGTGAGCCGCGGAGGCGGGGACGTCAAACGCGGATTGGTGAAGTATGAACGAGAAACAAGTGCTCCAAAATTCTTTTTCTAACCTTATTGCGTTTCCCAGGCTTGAAGAAGCCAACAGGAACGCTAAAAAACAAAAGAGATACCGGGATGAAATAATCAAATTCAACAACGACCTGGACGCAAACCTATTGCAGATCCGGGACGACCTTGAAAATGAATGTTTCAAGTTTGGGCCGTATAGGAAACACTGGGTCAATGTCCCCAAAAGGCGCCTGGTTATGGCGCTGCCTTACGCAAGCCGGATCGTTCAATGGGCGATATACCTTGAACTGAATCCCTTTTACGACCGCATGATGATAGAGGATTCTTATGCGTGCCGTAAAGGAAAAGGAAGCCTTGCAGCAGCCAAACGGCTCCAATATTGGTTACAACAGGCAGAATCAAAGCCTGGTAAACAATATGTGCTGAAACTGGATATTTCTAAATATTTTTACCGCGTAGATCATGCCGTTTTGCTTGATATTTTGGGCGAGCGGGTAAAGGACCCGAAGCTAATGCGGCTTCTGGATAATATTATAAACTGCGATTCTGAGCGCTTCGGCCTGCCGCGGTTTATGGGACCGGAAGACGTAGAAGACGAAGACTGGTTATTTGACCGGGGTATGCCCATCGGCAATCTGACCTCGCAACTTTTTGCGAATATTTATCTCGACCAGTTAGACCAGTTCTGCAAGCACGTTTTGCATATTCACCGCTATGCACGGTATATGGACGACGTTGTTATTTTGGCAGACAGCAAAGAACAGGCAAACGAATACCTGGAACAGATCACCCGATTCCTGGCGGACCAGCTGCACCTGGACCTGAACCGGAAAACGTGTATCCGCCCGGCGGATCGTGTGGAGTTCGTGGGCTATATTGTTACGGCCCGGGAACTGCGGCTGCGGAAAGCGACCGTGCGCCGGATAAAGGGCGCATTCCGTGGTATCTGCAAGCTGTATTTTGCTGGCGAAATGAGCAAAGAAGCCTTTGATCGCCGCGTTGCGTCTTACAGCGGTATGATTGAGCACTGCCCGAACGAAAAAATAAAAGTTCGGCTAAATGAAATCTATCTGCACGCCAAAACGGCGGCGCAAGAAGAAAGGAGGGCTGCGTGAGCAATTTGCAGATTATCGAGGCCTTGACCGGCATCGTGTACAAGCAGAATGAAATCATTCACGCCCAGGCGGAAGCCCTGGCGCAGGTTGGCGCAGTATGCGCAGAGGACCAGATCACCAGCGTGAACGGCCAGATCGACCGGCTTTTGGGCGCTGACGAGCTCCCGTTTTCCCTCTGATGGAAGCAGCAGAAAAGGAGGTGATGGCCTATGATTGCCGCTTTCTTGTAGTGGCGCAAAGTGCAGAAAGAAGGGAACATGAGCACCCAAGACTTACTTGCAGCAGCCGGACTTGTGGCCGCCGGGCTTATGTCGGCCACAAGAATTTTTCAGATTAAAAAAATCGAAATCAACCCATGGAAGACCATCGTGCGAGCCATCGGCCGCGCCCTGACTGCGGAGCTTTCCGAGAAAATGGAGGCCGCGCAAAAAAGCCAGGACCAGAAGTGGGAGGAGCTCAAGCACTACCAGGAGGAAACCCGGCGCCTCCTGGACGACCACGTCCGCACAGACGACGAGCGCAACGCGGACCTTTTGCGGAGCCGGATTCTTCGATTTAATAACGAGCTTGTCCGGGACATTGGACACACGCCGGAGGACTTCGACGAGATCCTGACCATCATAGACAGCTACAAAACATATTGCAAGGCGCACGAGGAGTATAAGAACAACAAGTGCACCCATGCTATTGCGAATATTGAGCGCTGCTACGACGACCGCCTGGAAAAGCACGACTTTCTTTAAGGAGGGCTCGAAATGATCTATAAGTACCTGGACGCCAGTCGCTACCAGGGGAAAATCGACTGGGAGGCTGTGAAGCGCAGCGGCAAAATTGACGGTGCAATCCTGAAAACGGTTTCCACCAACAAGAGCTTCGGCGGCGTCTACATTGACCCCCAGTTTGAGCGGAACTATTCGGAATGCACCCGCCTGGGCATTCCCGTGGGCGCCTATTACTACACCTACGCCCAGAACGAGGCCGCCCGGGCCGTCGAGCTGGTGAAGGTGAAGCAGGCGTTGATGGGCAAGAGCTTCCAGCTTCCTGTGGCTGTGGATGTGGAGGACAACAAGCTGAAACCCATCCCGGCCAAGGAACTTTCCACCTTGGTGGCAGGCGCCGCCAAACAGATCGAGGCCTGGGGCCTCTATGCTATGGTCTACACCTACACCAGCTACGCAAACACGGAGCTGGATATGGACGCCCTGAAAGCCTTTGACCTCTGGATCGCCGACTACCGGACCCGGCGCCCCACGCGCAAGCACGGCATCTGGCAGTATACCAGCAAGGGGACCATCCCCGGCATCACCGGCGACGTGGACCTGAACCACGCCTATAAAAACTACCCGGCCATCATTCAGAGGGCCGGGCTTTCTGTTATTCGTTAAATTTGAAAGGAGTACACCATGAAAGAGATTTTGACCCAGCTTCTTTTTGCCGCCCTGACCATCTGCTCCCCCCTTGTGACCGCGTACATCTACAAGGCCGCTGCCGCCATTAACGCCTCCACGGCCGAGAAGGTGAAGAACGAAACCATCCAGCGCGTATGCCGCGAGATCACCGATGCCGTGGCAAACGCTGTGGCAGCCATGAACCAGACCTATGTAAACGACCTGAAAGCGTCCGGATCTTTCGACAAGGACGCCCAGGCCAAGGCCCTGAGCGGTGCCATTTCCGCAGCAATTAAGAGTTTGAGCAAGGACGCGCTGGACTACATCAAGGAGATTTCCGGCGACGATACCGTGGGGTATCTGACTACCCGCATCCAGGCCCAGATTGACCTTAACAAGGCGGCCAAGGCTGCGCAGCAGTAACACTCGCATGAATCCCACCTAAAAGCACATGAAAGCCCCCACTTCTGGCAGTACGCTGGAAGCGGGGGCTTTTTCTTTTTGCCTAAAAATAATCTTGTTTCGCAAAATTCCCTCTTGACTTATAAACCGAAGCGGTTTATAATAAAGGCGTAGAGAACAGCAGCACACAAGAGGAGGACCGAAAAAATGATGAACTTGAATCAGGCGATTGCATACGGCAATCAGATGGGCGTGAAGTTCTACGTTCGCAATTCAAACGGCGGCCTTATGGGCGGCACGAAGACCCGTGAGCAGGCACAGGCCATGAAAAAGGAGTTTGAGGAGCGATACAAGAACGACGCTTTCAACAAAGACTTGAAGTTTTACATTGAGGAGGTCTAAACCATGAACGCACTTTCTATTAACATTCCGGCCAACTTCATTGCAACGTGTGAAAGCACCTTGGCGAAGTACAGCGCAGCCCAGACCGACGCGGAGCGCCGGGCGATTCTGGACTGCCAGACGGTGCAGGGCCTTTGGTGGGCGATTGGCTTTGTTGGCAAGCTGCACACCACTTGCATGAGTGAAAAGGAGCTGCGCCACGCAATCCGGCTCACTCGCTTCCGCGGGGCTGTGTGCCCGGTATTCCAGGCATGAGAGGGGAGGACGCAACCATGATGCTGAACATGACAGAGGCCGATTATGAGAGCTGGCGCGACGATCTGCGCTGTGGAGGTCAAGAGGAGTACGACAACCAATACACAGCAGCTTCCCTCTATGCGGGAGGCTGGCGGGCAGATGCCCTTCCCGACCTGATCGAACAGTTCAACTTGACCGGCGACGAGGCCGAACGGATTTACAATGAGCTGCTCGAAATCGAGCAGAAGGCCAAAGGCAATGAGGAATAAGCCATGAAAACCAGTACCTTCAACCGCATTTTTGAGAATGCCCGTTCCGTGAACATCCAGAGCAACGAGTGGTTCAATTACGCAGGGTTCTTCTGGATGCAGCGCACCGAAAAGCAGCCGGCAAAGATGCGGATGCTGCTTAAAGCACAGGGCTGCAAGACGACCGTGAAGAACGGCGAAGAATGGTACATCCTGAACAGCGGGACGCTGATTAAGGTACACTGAGGAGGGCAGCACGATGATCTACACCATGGAAAGGCGGCACTACTTCGGCAGCGGTTCGATGGAATCACGTTGGGAAGCGCGCGAGTATTCGCACCGATGCCAGAGCGGCGACCTCCCGGAAGGCAAGCTGGTTTACAGCTGCAAGGCAAAGAAAGAGGCTTCCGCATATTGTAAGGCCCGCGGCATTGAGCCGCAGCCGCGTTTTATTGCACCAGAGGAGGACTAAACCATGAAGAAAGTTATTTTCACCTACGACACTATCCAGAACGGCGAGAGCAGCGAGGCCTGCGCAATGATCCTAGTGGAGGACGCCCAGGCCTGGGCGCTTCAATCCGCCTTTAGCGGAAAGGACAACACGAAGGCGAGCTATTTTCTGAGAGAGCGCGGAATTGGCTTCTGCTGGAGCTGCGAGCACCTCCGCGGCCGCAGTTACGTTGAGAACAGCATTAAGAGCGTGGAAGTGAAGGAGGCGTGAACGATGAAAAAGGAAACGCAGAAGCCTTGTCCTTTCTGCGGGCAGGAGCATACGACCATCACTGAATCTAATACTGAGGGCATTCGGATTAGATGCCCGAAATGCAATATCGCATTTCCCCGCGATTTTTATGAACATCGCGGGGAATTGGGCAGGCGACGAACTATTGAAGCGTGGAATACTCGCCCTGAATAACCCCGCCTGACGATGGCCTCCGGCACAGGCCGAAACCACCCGACAGCCAGCCGGGCAAGGTCGCGGGAGCCATACCGCAGAGAGGAGCGCAGAGCATGGACAAAGTTAAATTTTTCAACCAGCAGTTGAACGGCCAGATCGTTATGGCGGAGCTTGAAGCGGAACACCTGGCCGATTCAATCCGGCTGCTTTCTGCTGGCGAAGACCCGACGACCTGGGCCGAAGAGGTGGCCGTTCACGCTGCCACGCTGGCCCAGGTAACGGCCAGCCTTACCGCATTGCGGAAGGTGGCGCACGATTCGGAAATTTTGATGGAGCGGGAGGCAAAAGTATGAGTGCGAGAACGATTTACAAGACCCTGGCGCCCTTTTTCGAGGCTGTGGACGCCAGCGAGGAAAAGACCTTGAAGTTCACGGCTCCGGGCTACATGGACCTGTGCATCGAGGCTTTGGGCTACAAGGACCACGAGGGCCGCCCGGTGTATTCTGTGGCCCACTACGGGGAGCAGAACGGCGATCTCATGCGGGATCCGGATGTGACTATGGGCGTTGACCGGGAAAACGGCACGGTGGAGCCGCTGACCTACCAGAACGACTACATCGGCCGTTATTGGGAAGTTTACAAAGACTTCGTGGACGGGAAGCCGACAAAATATTACCCGGCCATGAAAAAGGACCTTGCCGCCATGGTGACGGCCTGGGCGAAGAACATAAAGGCCCAGGGCTTCGACCCTGCGGTCCATGCGTGAGGAGGCGCAAAGGTGGAAATTTGCAAGCATTTGAAATCCGTTGATGAAATGCCGACCATGGCAGCGTATAGGTTTGTCGGGAAGACCAGCAGGCAGAAGATTGACCAGAACGACATAATCGAGGATCTTTTTGACCTGGGCATGAGCGGAAACTTTTATGCCCAAGTTATACAGGTGCCGGAAGAGTTTCCAAGTGAAAAAATTTCGTTTGTTGACCTTTATGAACCGGAAGAAGCAGCGAAAATTTTTGCAGAGCTGGCACATTATACACTTTTGGACACGAAGGGCCGCGTAATTGTTGGCCGGATGCCTGGACAGGAGGAACGGAAATGAAGAAGATTAACGAAAAGCAGCTTGACCGAATCCGCGGCGCCCTGTACGGCGTGGCCGTGGGCGACGCCTTGGGCGGCCCCCTGGAATTTATGAGCGACCGGCAGATCTGCGACATATACGGCCGCGTTACCGACATGATCGGCGGCGGCTGGCTGAACTTGAAGCCCGGCGAGGTGACGGACGACACGCAAATGACCCTTTGCGTTGCCCGCGGCATTCTGGATGCCCTGGAAGGGGACAACGGCCTGGATCTGGTCGCTTCTGTGGGACAGCAGTTTATTGCATGGGCTGACAGCAAGCCAAAGGACATTGGCGGCGCCTGCTCCCATAGCATTGCCGTTGCAAAGCAGCTGGGCCGTATTCGCTGGCAGGGCGTTCCCACGGCCGCGGACTGGGAGGAAGCGGCGCGGCAGACCCGGCGGGACGGCGGCCGCCCGGTGGAGGGCAACGGCGCTCTGATGCGCACCGTATACCCTGGCCTTTATTGCAGAATGAAGAACAGCGCAGAAATGCAGGCCATGGCATTTGCGGAAATGACCCACCGCGGCGACAAGTCCACGGAGGCTTGCATTCTGTACACGAGAATGGTATATTTACTTACAGAATCGGTTAGTAAGTACCAGGACGGCAACGTGGCCGACTTCCTGCACGAGTGCTTGAAGGGGACGTTTTACGACGCTTCCGTGGAGAAGCCCGCGACGTATGCAGCGGGCGGCTATGTGGTGGACAGTATGTGCACCGCCGTGAGCTGCCTTGCACACGCCCAGACCTTCGAGGAGGCCGTCTGTGCGGCCGCAAACCTGGGCGGCGATACCGACACCAACGCGGCTATTACCGGCGGCCTGGCAGGCGCCTGGTTTGGTTTTTCAGCCATCCCGGCGCGCTGGGTGGATGCCCTGGCCCCTGGGCTGCGGCAAGATCTGGACGTTCTGGCCGCAGCAGCAGAGAACCACCGCAACAAGTAACAGGAGGGAATAAAATGCCATACGGAAGGCCTATGAAGGGAGCCAGCCGGAGAGTGCCGACAACGGTACACCTCCCCACCGGCACCCTGGACATTATCGACAACTACATTGACGACCACGAAAAGAATGTTGAGAGCGGCCGCATGAGCCGCAGCGACTTCATCAATGAGGCCGTGAACCGCTACCTTGCGGAACTGGGTTTGGTGGAGCCCGAAAGTAACACCGAAGTAACATCCGAGTAACAAAAGCACCCAGAAGCCAGCAAGAACCAAGGAAATGCAGGAAATACAAGCACTGGAAAGAATAGAAAACAGCCTATGCGAACAGAAGATAACTGCCCACCATAGAGCTCGAGTAATCTGCAAACCTTGAAAAGTATTGATGCAATGCAATATTTTGAGAGCTGAAAGGCTTTCTGATACTGCTTTGATACTATCGGGCGATTATTCATAAAGAGAGACATGAGAATGCCCTCTGAGAAACGGTAAGTTTT